CTATAGAAACTCAAGCTCTCCAGCAGACAATGATTTTTTAGGCAATGTAAAATTTGTAGGAAGAAACGATAACTCTCAAGATGTTCAAGCTGCAGAAATAGAAGTTTATTTAACGGATGTTTCTGATGGAGCAGAAGATGGTTTGTATAATGTAAATGTTATGACAAACGGAACTAACACCACCTACATACAAGCCAGAGCAGATGAAGGAGTGGTTATAAATAACGACTCAGCAAGTATGGACTTCCGAGTAGAGTCTGATAATTCATCTCACGCACTTTTTGTTGATGCTAGTTTAGATCAAGTTATGTGTGGAACAAATACTGATTATGGAGGACGACTAAACGCTCACCAATCTGCAAATGACGCTAAGGTAGTCAATTTTGAAGCAGCCTCTGGTGGTAGTTATGCTTCTACTATTTGTAATTTAGCAGTGCCACAAAATACTAATGGTGTTGCTAATTTTATGAGATGTGAAGCTAGGGGTTTTGCAAATAAATTGGTTATTGCTGATGATGGAGATGTTACAAATACAAATAACTCTTATGGCAGTATTTCAGATGTAAGATTAAAGTCAAATATTACTGATGCTAATTCTCAGTGGGACGACATTAAAACTTTAAAAGTTCGTAATTATAAAAAATTTGATAATGATGACTTAGTTCACATTGGTGTTATTTCTCAAGAACTAGAAGAAGCAGGAATGAATGGTTTAGTAGTAGAGAAAAAAGCAGACGAATATCAAATAGCTTATGTAGACGATGAGTCTGTATTAAAAGAAGGAGATAAAGTTAAAGAAGTAAAATACTCTGTCCTTTACATGAAAGCCATCAAAGCATTACAAGAAGCTATGACTAGAATTGAAACATTAGAAGCTGAAGTAACAGCACTAAAAGGAGAATAACATGAGTGAAATAAGAGTAGATACAATAACAGAAAAGACATCAGCTAATGGTGTAACTATAGATAGCGTTGTTATTAAAGATGGTGGCATAGATGCTGTAGATAATACACCTTCTTTTGGAGTATATCTAGCATCAGACCAAACTGGAGTAGCACATAACACTGTAACTAAAATTGCTTTTGATGCTGAGTTTTGGGATACAGATAGTGCATTTGCATCAAATAAATTTACTGTACCAAGTGGTCAAGGTGGAAAATATTTGTTTACATATAGAGTCAAAACAAGTGGTGTTGATGATGGTGAATATGTTAAAGGAATAATTTATAAAAACGGCAGTCGTCAAGCTATTAGTGAAGCTGTTAATTATTCTTCTGCTTCAGACCAACAGATAGATTCAAACGGCTCTTACCTAATGGATTTAGCCGCAGCAGATTATATAGAAATATATTTCCAACATACTGAAGGTGCGGCTCAAACAGTTTTTGGTGGCACTAGTGATGGGTCTTGGTTCTTTGGGCAAAAATTAGGAGGAGTGTAATGGCAAGTTTATATACAAAAGTATCTTTGTATCTTGAGGATAATTCTAAATCTTATGACGATACGAAAATTTTATTACAAGATGATTCTGATGGTAATGGACCATATATAAAAGAATGGAATGTTGATGGTCTTGCAAAACCAAGTGATAGTCAAATAGCATCTTATGAGTCAGCAGGTGACATTGTTGATGCAAACCATTTGGTTAGAAAAACTAGAAAAAAAGCATATGGAGATATTGGTGAACAACTTGATGAAATATATAAAGACATTGATTCTTGGAAAGCTCGTATTAAATCTATAAAAGACGCAAATCCTAAGAGTTAATAAATGGAACAAGAAAACAGAGAAGCTATTATCCGTATAGAGGGTAAGCTAGAGCTTATGGATAATAAGCTCACAACTCTGAAAGACAATCATTTATATCATATTGAAAGAGATATGAGACAACTGAGAACTCTTGTGTGGTTTATAGGAACTACTGTTTTCTTACAAATGTGTTACCTAATTATACGTACTTTGATGTAGTCTTGCACGTCTAGTGCAAATCAAGTACAAAATCAAGTATGTCTAATAAGTGTATACTTATAATATCAGATACTCATTCGCCATATCATCATCCTGATCTGATACCTTTTCTCAAGGCTATCAAAAAAAAATACAAACCAGATAGAATTGTACACATAGGCGATGAGACAGATAAACATGGACTAAATTTCCATGGACAAGACCCTGACTTGCCAAGTGCAGGCGATGAATTATACGAAGCTAGAGAAACGATACACGATATTGAAAAACTGTGGAGCAATGTAGACTTACTACATTCTAACCATGGCAGCCTTGCCTACAGAAGAGCTTTTAAAGCTGGCTTACCCAAAGCCTACATGAGAGACTACAACGAAGTCCTTGAAGTCGGCAAAGGATGGAAATGGCATAATGAGCTGACCATAAAATTACCAGATGGCAATGACGTACACTTTCATCATGGCAAATCTGCAAACATATTGGCTGTAGGACAGAAGCAAGGCACGTGTTATATCCAAGGTCATTTTCACACCAAGTTTAACATACAATACTGGGGTAACCCCAACAGTTTACTCTGGTGTATGCAGGTCGGCTGCTTAATAGACAAAGACGCATTGGCGTTTGCTTACGACAAAGTATTTAAAGACAGACCCATTATTGGTTGTGGTATCATCATAGACAGTCAACCGAAATTGTTACCAATGGTATTGAATAAAGGTGGAAGATGGAATAAAGTGTGTCCATGAAGACACTGGATAAGCAAGTAAAAGGCGATCACTACAAAAGATTTATCATACAACCAGCAGAATTTATTAACATCAACAATCTTCCGTATGCGGAAGGCAATGTTATCAAGTACGTTTGTAGGCACAAATACAAGGGTAAAAAAGAAGATATAGAAAAAGCTATACATTACTTGGAAATGATAATAGAAAGAGATTATGAATAACGTGGCACGCATGGAGATTCCAAACAGGATGAGATCCGTTAATGTACGTATGTCAATTGACGATATGCCTATCGTAGCAACTATGGATTACCTTATAAACGATAACGGTATTTTACCTGTAGCGGTATGGGTAAAGACAAAGAAATCAGAATCCACATTAGATAGAGAATTACGCAGTTCTGGCAAAGCAGTATCTTTACTGTTGCAGTATGGCTGTTCTCTGAAAGAAATATCAGAAACATTTACTAGAGATAGCATCATAGGATCTGTTGTTTGGTATTTGTTTAAAAACACAGAAGATATATTACAAGGCAATCAACCTGACAAGTTACCAAAACTATCTACACAACCGTCAGGATATACAATTAAATAACATAGGAGGTTTCAATGGGTATACCCTTTGAGATGATTACTATGCTTGGCTCTACCTTGTTAGGTGGAGTGATGAGCATTTGGTCGCAAAATATTAAGGCAAAACAAGCCGAGCAAAAAATGTTACTTGCTAGAGCTGAAGTGCAAACAGCAGCATTTAAGGAAGCTAGAGAATACGAGAACGTAGGCTTCCAATGGACACGAAGGATTATTGCGCTTACTGCAATCTTTGCAATCATTGTATTGCCTAAGATACTACCTTTGATAGATCCTAATGCGCAAGTCATTGTAGGTTATTTAGAATTTAAACCTGGTTTCTTATTTATAGAAGGCAAGGAAGTAATGAAGTGGGTTCCTATGGCAGCACGAGGTGTTGTTATTACACCGCTAGATACCAACCTAGTTGCAGCTATTACAGGACTGTACTTTGGAGGAAGCCTAGTTAAAAAATGATCTGGGTGATAACTGCTATGCTTGTCTACCACGATGTAGATAAGCCTAAGATGACAGATTATATGATTAAATCTTTTGATACTAAGTTTGATTGTATTGAGTATACATGGGAAAACAAAGTAGACATGATAGATGAACTTCCTTAGATGGTAATGATCTCAAGACATTTGGATTCTATTGTGAAAACAGATACGTTGATATGGATGAGGTATGAAATTATCCGACAACACGTCTATCTCGCTCCCTGCACGTAACTTACTAGCGATCCTTGCAGCAGTTGCGGTGGGCACTATGAGTTACTTTACAATTGTAGAACGTCTCAACAAAACAGAGACAACCATACAATTGATGCAGAAAGATCTAGAAGCTGCCAATACTTTTATAGACGGTGTACCTAAAGGCAACATGGTCAGTCCACAAGTCCAAGAGTTGTATATGTTGGTTGAGTATTTATCTACTAATGTAGAAAAACTGAAAGAACAAATGGAAGCTGAGATACCTCTCATACTAAAGAATGAGATGGTCATACAGTTCCATGAAGAAAGATTAAT